GGCGTGGTCGCTGTGCCCATGAGCACATAGTCTGCCGTGCCCACGCTGACCACCCCGACCAACTTGGCCGTGAGATCCGTCGTGGCAAACGTGCCCGCCGCGTTATCGGCTACCGTCGTCGGCGCGCCGTTAAAAAAGGCCAGGGTTAACGGCAACGATCCCCCGGAGAGGGTCGTCACCGTCACACTGCACAGTTCCCCGGACAGGTTCACATAGTTGAGCGCAGCAAAGGTGGTCGTCCCGCCGATGTTGTCACCGGCGGAATATTGCACCGTGCCCGCGGCTACCGTTGCGAAAGCGACAGTGTGCTTTAGGTCGCTCATGCCGCCTCCTTACGCATATGCCACCGTGCCCGCGTTGGCGAGTACCTGGAAAATGGTACTGCTCAACACCTGGAAGGTAAGCGCCTGTTTGCCCGATGCGAACTTGAGCACCGTGCCTGAATCTTGTCCCACGTAGAACGTCCCGGCGCTGGCGGTCAGGGTATACGTGCCCGCCGTCGGCGCGGTACGGTTGATCGCCGTGTAAATCCCGCCGACTTTCAACCCGGTGGTGGTCAACACAAACGCCAGATCCGTACCCGCCGCCGCGTTCATCTGGATATAGCCACTGGCGAAGGTGGGGGCGAACGTCCCCGCCGCCGTCAGAGTCGTGCCGGGTTGCGCTGCCGCTACCGTGCCCGTGTTGGCTGCCGCGTTGAACGTGGTCGCGGTTACGGTGGTCAAGGTCGCATTGGTGATCGTGCCGTTCGTGATCGTGCTGTTGGTCACGGTTTCCGTCGTGATCGTGCCATTGGTGATGGTCGCATACGTGACCGTGACATTCGTGGGCAGTGTCACCGCGCCGCCGCTGGTATAGGGCACAATCGCATCGACCCCAACGGTGTTATCGAAATAAGTCGTTCCTGAAGCCATGTTGATCTCCCTTCAGGCCGCTTATACCGCGTGGCCGTAAATCCATGCCCAGTGATCCCAACCATAGCTATAGCGCATATACCCGCGATACTTCCGTTCGAGGTCGTAATCGCTCATCGGGCTTTCGGTGAATTCAGGCCGGGTGTGCCAGTAGAACTTGAAATACTGACGGGCCAGGCGGCTATCCACCATAAACCAGTTGTTGGCGTCGGTCAGGAAATGCGACCACAGGATGGTATAGCCGCGGTTGATGTTGGTATCATTGTTGGCGTTGCCGCTGCGCTGGACACTCTCGACAATCACGCGCGCCGTAGGCAGCAGCGCCACCGGTACAATGATCGTATCTGGGATCACGTTCAGTGGGTTGCCCCGACTGTCCTTATACCCCATCATCGTCGTAACCGTGCTGATTACTGCATCGTGCGAGAGCGACGTTGATCCGGCGTTGTCCTGTGTGTTGGCGTCGGTGGGTGAATACGGATGGCTATCACTGCACAGCGCTACCGCATCCCCACCCGCATAAGCCGCCGTAAACGCATTGTTGAACACGCTGACCAGGTGCTTGGTCACGGTACGGTCAAAGGAAATGCCCATTTTGGCCGCGCGCTGGGTCATGACGCCATATTCGTCGTCATCAATCAGCTTGCGTTCTACCGCCATACCCTGTGCATATTCCTTGTGCTCATAGGTCGTGCGGTACAGCAGTTCGAACGAGTCATACTCAATCGAGCCGTTGTATTCTGGCACATCCCCGAAGCTGCCCACGCCCTGGTTGCGTTCGGCGGCGCGGGTAGAAGTCTGCACATTCGCCACCGACCACAGCGGGTCGTTGAGGCGAATTTCATCATTGAAGGTCGCACGCAGGGCCAGGCCCAGCGCGGTGATATTCTCGAACTGTTCCCGAATCATTGGTGTGCCCATGATTGCTCCTTATGCCCACTGCAACTTGGCAGCCGCGAACGTGACGTAAGCAACCGCTTTGCCGCCGGTATCCGTACCCGCCGCCGTGCCAACCAGGGTCAACCCGCCGCCGCTCGTCTGGTCGCTGTCGTAGGTGTTCTCGTCCAGGTTCACGACGGCCTTGTTCCCCGTTTTGGCGCTGACAGTTGCCGCGTCGCCACTCACCCGCCACACCTGCCCCGGCTGAATAACATAGAATTTTCGCAACGTGCCCGCTGCATCGGCGGCCAACGTTGGCTCCGCCAGCACAAAGCAGAACGTGCCCGCCGTGCCTGCGCAAACCGTTGCGTACCCATCCGTTGATTCCAGATAAAACAGATCCCCCACCGCATACGCGGCGCTGCCTGCCCACGCGACATCGCGCACGGTAGGCGTTTCGTTGGACCCGTCCAGGTTATACGCGAACTCAAAGCCGCGTGTTGCATTTACGGTCATGTGTCCCTCCGTTGTAGCTTCTGCTTTTCGCGCGCCATGCTTTCCAGCGGAATGCCCATTCGTTTCGCCATCGCGATTTCGTCAGGCGTTAAGTCCGCTGTCGGGCCGCCGCGCGTTTGCCCCGCCCCCGCTTCGAGGTTGGGCGCTTGTTTGAGCGTCAGCATATCTTCATTAGCATCTAGCCACTCGACAAACGCTGCGCTGTCCATATTGGCGCGAATAGGGTCTACCATGCGTTTGCGCACATCTGCCGGGATACGCTTCAAGCGTCCCTCAATGAGCGCTTCAAACGCTGCCATCAACCGTTCCTGTTTCGGTTCCAGTTCACCGAGCTTCTGCCCCCGCACATCGGCCAATTCTTTCCACTGCTGATTTTCCAGCAAGCGTTTTTCCTCGGCTTTATGCGCGTTGTCTTCGGCGCGCTTCTTTTCCACGCGCCACTTAGCATTCTCGGTGCGCAGTTCCTCGATATACCGCTGCGCTTCGGCGGGTAAGGCCGTCATCCATTCGCCGTGCTGCTTTGCGCCGGCAGTCGTTGCCGCGCCCGTTGGGTCGCCATCCTGTGGCTGTTCGTTCGTCTGTTCAGGTTTGTCGGACATCTAGTCTGCACTCCGCTGATAATAGTTCTGGGCTTGATCGCCCAACACGCCCCGCAAACTTAAGGTCTGTAGCATGTCTCCAAATAAGTCATCTTTGGTCGTCCCGACAAAATCTTTTAATTGCACCGCGCCCTCTTTCCAGGCCCGATGGCGTGCCCCACCCATGATCTGCTGCTGCGTGGCCTCATCCCGGCCCATGAACCAATCTTCACCTGTTTGCACGTTGCGCGGCTGGTTACGCACGGCGGGGATTACCACACAGCGCCCGCGCCAGTGCTCGTTAATCGGCTCATCGATGGGTACACGAGTCCCGTGTAAAGTCACGCACCCCAAACAGACTCGTGCGTCTAACGAGGCATAGCGTATGCCGTAAGGTTCCAGGATGTCCGCATTGGCCGCATAGCTAATCGCCGTGCTCCGCCGGTAGGCTTGCATCTGCAACGTCCGGGCGATGGTCTCCGACTGGTTGCGCGTCATGGCGGGGATCAACCGCCGCATAGCCCGCGCCGCTGCTACCGGGTTGCGCCCTTGCAAGATGTTCGCCACTACGTACCGGTTGACGCTGTGCAGGACATCCCGTTCTAGCCCGCCTAGCAGGGTGTTCCACGCGGGCTGGCGCGTCCAATCCAGCACTTGCAACGTCGCATCCAGGTTGGGCGTATTCCACGCCACGCCGCCGCCTACTAACAACGGGTTACTCGCGGTGGGGTTGACCAGATACCGCGCGATGGTTTGCCCGGCCCGGGCCCCATTCGTGACCATCTGATCCGCGACGGCAGCCAACTGCACTCGGTGCTGGCGTAACGCTGTTTCCAGTTCGGCAATGAAGGCACGGACTGCCGGGGTGGTACTGGATAACCGATCCCCGCGCCGCTGTGCCTCCTTTGCCGCCGTTTCGAGTTCCGTGAGCATGACGGCTAACCGTGTGCCGGGCTTTGCCATGCGCTGTGCCGCCTGTACCGTTGGTGCGATCAGCCGGGCATACGGGCGATCTAAGTCCCGTTGCAGGATGTCACGTAACGAGGGGCGGCGCGGATTATTCATTCCGACTTACACCCCCGTTCGCCCGCTGCATCATGGGTTGCGCCCCATTGCCGCGCGCTTGCCCGTTGTCCGCAAACTGGTCGTCAAAGCGATTAAAGTTCGGCATTTGCGCCAGCGCGTTCTCGGTCTGCTGCGCTTGCTCGTCTTCGATCCGCTCCATGATTTCGGCGATCTTGTCGCTATCCCAACTGAACACCGGCGCAAACCCTTCCAGAGTCGTCTGTTTGTCCACAAAGGGCGCGGTTTTAACCGTGTTATCCACCACCTCAACGTCATTGCGCAGTTCGGGATTTTGCCACTGCGTCGTGAGCCGTTCGAATTCTGGTGCGGTCTCTTGCCCGTAGGCCGTTTGCACCTGGGCGGCCAATTTCACCGCGTCCTCCCAACCGTTGCCCGCGTTAACCTGAAAGCGCTTCACTTTGCCGACTAAACCGACTTCCGCCTGTTTGCGTGCTTCGCCGCTGGCAACCGGGGAAATGAACTCTGGCGACGGCGTGCGAGTGATCCGTCCCATCACGCCCTCTTCGTATTGCGCTACGTTGAGCAGTTCGGCACAACTACCCGCCTCAATGCGCCGTAAGTCGATTTGCATGGTGTTGTCGGGCGGCTCCCCATTAACGAGGGCTGTGACCATTGAGCCAGGGCGCAAATCCGCGCCAGGGTCAAAGCCCAGCGCAAAGAGCACCGAGAACCCGGTGTACTCGCTGGCTAACACGAGGCTGTACCACGTGCGGTTGTGGGCGTCCTGAATGGGAATGGCCCCACCGATCTCACTCACACCCGTGTTATACCGCCCGCCGTTGCGGAAGTGAACCACCGGAATGCCGATTGGTTCCCCGGTGCGCTGGTTGATCCACACTTCAGCAGCAGGCAGGCCCGCCGCTGCATACGGTTCCAGGTTGCCATTATTCAGACAAGCGTATCGTTCAATGTGGTCTGGGTAATACAGGTTGACGCGCGTTAACACGTCCTCATTGCCCTGATCCAGTTCCCAAATCTTGATGGCGCATTCCATAACCCGTTCGCTGCGGGAACGGTACAGCGCTAACATCCCGCTCGTACCATCCCAGGCATACTCGTGCGTCATAACCGCGCGCTGGGCTTTACTGTCGTAACTGACCATCAGATAGCTATCGCCATCCAGGATCGACGCCTCATGCACCTGCGTTTGCATGGCGTCAAAGCGATTATCGATGAGCAGATCGGCGATCCACTGGTTGGTGGTCTCATCATCGGTGCGAATGCCGGTGACATTCAGGCGATCCACGAACGTATTGACGATCACCCGGCAATAATTGGCGGCAAACGGGATACTGCTGCTATCGGTCAAGCGCAGCAGCTTCTTCATCTCCGTGGTGAGGTAAGAGGCGTCATGATCGCCATCGTAATACTTGCGCACTTTGGCAACCGTCTTGCCCTGCGCTTCCCACGCGGCAAGCATGGCCTGGGAGATGGTCGGGTAAACGTCCTGCAAACGGCTCAGGGAGAAGGTCATGCCCGGTTATCCTTTGGCGCGTGGGATTGCGCCGCGTCATATTGCGCCAATGCCTGACGCGCGTCCTCTAGATGCCTCTGGGCCACCACTTCAGCACGGGACGGCGGTAACGCGCCTAACGCCAAAAACTGCATGGTCTCTTGAATGGCGGCATAATTCCGCTGCGCTTGTTGCAACCGTTGCACCAACTCATCACGTGTCATGCCCAACGCCTCACTTCTGCGGTTACAGTGCGCCGCTGAATGCCCATGCTCATCACGATATAGCCCAGCGCATCTAAATAGTGAAACGCTTCTTTGTCTTTAATTTTCTCGGTAGGCTGGCCCATGGCATCGATTTCGCGGGAATAGCGCCCCAGTTGATCTAAAACCCCCGTACAGGTCTCAAAGAAAAACAGGCGGAAGTTGCGCAACCAGGCAATCACGCAGTCAATGCGCGCCTCCACATCAGCGAACTTCGGTTCAACTACACCCTTCGCCCCGGCCTTGATCCAATCCTCCCGGTGGTAGATTTCCGACTTCGCCCCGACTGCCCACCGGATCACGTGCTCGTTCTCGCGCCGTGCCAGATCGAGTGCATCATGGGCATGTTCCCCGGCGGATTTACGCTCCCCCAAGCTCTCCCGATACACAAACAGATTGCCCTCCGGGTCTTGCGCCAGCCACACCTTGCAGGTATTGATCACGCCCGGATCAACGCCGACCAACCGATTCCACCCGGCGGGGACAGCAAACGGCTTGACCTTATGCCCGCCGCGCTCCCGATACTCATCAATGAAATCACTGTAAATCATGCCCGGCGGACGAACAAATAGTCCGCGATGATACATATTGAATTTCCACGTGGGCATATCGCGACGAAGGTCTTCATATTCCTGAATAGAGAAATTCGGATTGGCGATACTATCGAAATTAATAATTTCAATTTCAGGATCAGAATCAGCACGGTCTACAATTTGTTGCTTTAGCCAGCCCAGGTTATACGGCGTAGTGGTAATTAGGATGCGTCCGCGATGGATAGTCAACCGACGACGTATAGCCTCATACGCTGTTAAGCTAAAGTCATCCTGCCCTGCTTCGTCAAGCCAAGCGCCCTTCGCTGTTGTCGCCTCCAATCCGCCTTCCGCTGCGGCTGAGCGCAAAATGATTCGCCCCCACATGGGATCGTCAGCGCGCTTCGCCTCAAATTGCCCCGTTTCCGGGTTGCGCAATTCGAGGATTTTGTCTCCTGCCCAATATCGCCCTATACCCAAAGTGTGTTCAAACAACAGTCGAATAGCAGGGAGCATCTTTAGTTTGAATAAATCAAAACTGCTGGTCACAGCCATATAGTCACCACCGCCGCGCAATGCAATCTCGCGTTGCAACCAAAGCGGTCCCCAGCTTGTTTTCCCCCCTTGCGATCCGGCGATCATTGCCACGATCCGCGCGTTGCTATCCCACGCCCTTGTTTGGCCTGAATGCATATTGACACGCAATCGCTCTCCAGCGATTTCAAAGAGTTCTGGCATAATCCACCACGCCCCTAAACTAGTTTTGTCAATTTCGAGAGTTTGCGATAAAATTGGGGCATGAAACAAAATGAATTGATCAAATGCGCTTGCGGTTGCGGGCGTGAATTGGAGCGGTACGACAAGCGAGGCCGCGAACGCCAGTTTCTTCCAAGCCATGGATCGCACTTCAAGACGCGCCAATGGATTGAATTGCCGTGCGAATTTTGCGGCAAGCCAGTAAAGCGCCCGCAATGGCATTTGCGCAAAATAAAACATGTTTTTTGCAATCAAGCCTGCGCTGGCGCTTGGGCGGAACAGCACGGCACGAAGCGCGGAAAACAGAACGGCCATTACAACACAATTACGGTTGCGTGTGCAGGGTGCGGCCAATCGGTTTCTAAAGCAAAAAGTTTGGTAGAACGTCGAAATAAGCGAGTTTACTGCTCGGATTGCGTTGGGCTTGTGCGTAGAGGGCGCAAAGGGTTTTATATCGGCTATCCTGCCGAATTTAACGCTTCGCTTCGCCGTCGCATACGCCAGCGCGATCAACAGACATGCCAGATATGCGGCAAGCATCAAAGCGAAGCGGGAACACTGCACGTCCACCACATTGACTACAACAAACAACATAACGACGAAGGG